CTCCATCCAGTTGCGCCCGACGGATGGGAAGCCGTTCCATACCATTGTCGCTCGTGGGAATGCGGGAACAATTGACGGCATCCCTTACATCATCAATAGTGTGGCTCCGGCTTTGTCTGCGAGTGCAACAGCGGCGGGAACATACTGCATGGCATATGGTTCACTCAGCAATTACAGGCTGGTTGTGTTCTCCGATCTTGATGTCCAGCGGTCGACGGACTACAAATTTAAAGAGGGCATGATTGCCCATCGTGCTGAGATCTATGCGGGTGGTAATGTTGTAGCTTATAACGGGTTTGTTCGGGTAAAAAAAGCTACCCAGGCGTAATGAATACGATAGGGCCGCCAGTGTGCGGCCCTTTATTATGAGAGGATGATTTAACGTGAAGGTTATTGTTACAGAAGCTTTTTTTGATAAAAATACCGGTGAAGCATACAATCGCGGAGATACTTATGACGGCGATAAAGATCGTGTTGCTGAATTGCGCGATGGCGGATTTTTGGCATCTGTTTCGGTTAAAAAAATGGCGCCAGCCGAAAACGGTGCATCCGGGAAAACCGATGGGGCGGCAGAAAATCCGGATAATAAGAATCCGGAGCAATAGATATGGACATTGTGCTGCTAAAAAAATATCTCAAGATTGATGAAGATATCACGGACCTTGATGTCCCGCTTGCTGGATATTTGGTTGCAGCTGAAACGTATATCACGAATGCTGGCTGTAAAGTCGACTATACCAATAAGCTGTGCGAGATCATTGTTGTGATTTTGGTTACGCGCATGTTTGAAAATCCGGATTTGCTAATATCAAAATTTGTAGAAGATGTCGGCATTACGGTGAACGGGATGATTGCCCAGCTGCGTTTATCACAAGGGTGAGGTGAGTTGATGAGAATCGGAAAATTAAATAAGCGTATGAAAATCCTAAAGTATACGGAAATTAGCCCCGATGAAGGATTTGGCCCTAAATGTGCGTATGTGCCATATAAAACAATATGGGCTGAAATGCTTAAACCACGAATCATGCCGTCAGTAATTCAGGGGGATGGACAATCAGTAGTTATAACACAAGGATTTAATATTAGACCTATTCCAATTAATAAAGGAGATAAAGTCGAAGTGGCAGGACATGTCTATGATGTTTTGGATGTTGATATGGCGGACCCCGCCTGTTATATATTAACAACGATTGGGGTGCGCACCTGATGGCAGGGTTTCAGATCAAAGCCAATATTGAGAAGGCTGTATATAAAGCAATGGCTGATATTGAAAAATATGACAAAACATCACAACAGGCAATAAAATCAGCTGTTGCGTCGAGCGTTACCGCGATAAAAGAACAGGCGATACGATTAGCACCTGCGGGATCAACCGGCAATTTAAAAGCTGGGATTAAATCTGAAATGAGCTTTAGTAGTCCCTATGGGGTTGTAAAATCCACATCGCCGCACAGCCATGTTGTGGAATTTGGTACAGCAGAACGCATCACATATAACAAAAAAGGTAAGCAGGCTATGATCATTAATGGAAATTTTATCAAAGGAGATATCTATAATGGCAAGATGCCGCAAAAACCATTTATGCGGCCAGCCGTTGAATCAGAAAAGCCTAAAATTGAAGAAAATATAAAGAAGGTGCTGCAATGATCCTGATAAGAGATATTCCGCTGGTGCCGTTGCAAAAAGCCTTATATTCGTTGCTTAAAAATGGTCAAACGGTTCCCATCTATGGTAAGGTTCCGACGTGTGCAACTCTTCCGTACATTACAATCGGTGGGGTGACGGCAAAACCTGTGGCGGTAAAGGATGTTAATATTTGGGGTATGTCAATTACTATGGATGTTTGGGGGAACCCAAACGGGAAAGAGGAAGTAAACGAAACCTTAAATGATATATCCGCATTGATTACCTTTTACAGCGAAGCCTTGGCAATAGAAAAATATAAGGTCATAGATGCAGAAATTGACATGGTAGAATGTTTCCCCGCCGCTGATGGCGGTTATCACGGAACCTTGACGGCCGTGTTGAAATTAAACAAAACAAATTAAAGAAAGAGGTTATAAATTATGGCATTAACAGACGCACAGATTAAAGCTTTGCCGGATAATCCGGCCCAGTCCATCGCCGAAGCAGGCAAAGACACGCTGCTTTATGTAAACACAGGAACGGTATCGGCTCCTACTTGGCTGGTGGTAGGTGGCCAACGAAATACGCCACTTGCAAGGAAAGCAAATACACTCGATGCTAGTCATAAGACTTCGGGCGGCTGGGAAAGTAAAGTGCCAGGGCTGAAATCTTGGTCTATATCATACAGCGGTTTGCATATTGCATCTGACGACGGGTTGAAAGTAATTGATTATTGCTATACACAAAGTAAACAGGTCAATGTGAAGATTGTATATAAAAATGGCAGCTATCGTACAGGCTGGGCCTATGTCACAGAATATGACGATGATAATGCGCATGATGCAATCAGCACGGTTAAGGTGACGCTTGAAGGTGTCGGTGCAATCAGCGACTTAACGACGGATACGCCGCCTGTTACTGGGGCATAAAGAATAGGGGATATGGTTATCCCCTGTTTTTTTATAAGGAGAAAATACTCAAATTGAAAAGGAGACTGAAAAGGTGAAAAAAACAGTTGAAATTATTATTGGAAATAAACCATATGAATTGTGCTATAACATAAAAAAATTGTCGAGATTTGAACGTCTGATCGGCAAATCTATTGTTTTTATGTTTTCCATGGGATCGGCCAGATTTGTGCAGCAGCTAGATATAAAATTTACAGTTTCCGGTCTTGTTGTTGCCCTTGACCTTAAAAATGAAGATGAAGTGTATGATTTGATCGAAAAATATTGCGAAGATGGTGGGCATTTGGATCACCTGAATGCGAAAATTGTTGAAGCCGTAATTGTTACAGGGCTTTTTACGCCGGGGATAGCGAAAGATCAAGAAGAAGCTGTCCCGAAGAAAATACAAAAAAGATAACGTCTGTAGACGACTGGATCGAAGCGACGGAAGAACAGGCGTATGCCGCAGGGATAAAGCCTGATGAATATGGAGATTTACAGCCACAGGAACTACGAAAAATATTTAATGCCTATCGTAATAAGCAAAAAGACAAAGATTACAGGACGGCATATTTCTTGTCGTGGCTCGTAAATTGCCAGCTAAAAGACCCTATAGCTCCAGCAGCTATTGCTGACCCTTTACATGTGACTTCTGCTGAAAAAGCCGAACAATTGGCAACGGATCAAGAAATACTATTTAGTGAATTTGGTATAAAGAAAAAAGGGGGTGAATAAAAGTGTCTACAATATCAGAATTAATGGTCAAGATCGGAGCAGACAGCAGCGGATTGTCATCCTCTTTGAACACAGCCAAACAGGATATAGACAAAACATTTTCAATAAATCCTGTTAACGAAATGAATCAGGCTATAGGGAATTTGAATAGTTCTGTCTCTGGACTGATAGGAAAGTTTAATTCTATCGTTGGGCTCGCTGCCACGGGGTTTGGATTTACCTCTTTGATACAGGGGGCTGTAAACGCTGGCGCTGGCGTATACCAGATGTCACAGACCTTGCACGCATCAACGGCGGAAGCTGCTGAATTTAACCGTATTTTAAAGCTGACAGGGGCGGAAACGCATACGGCAGAAAAGGCTTTTGTGAGGCTTGATAAGACGCTGACAAGTAGCGGGGAAGATGGGGAAAAATGCTGGGCTATATTTAACGCGGTTGGCGTGACCATGACGGATTCCAACGGGAAATTATTGCCTATAAATCAGCAGCTAGAAAATTTATCAAAAGGATATCAGAAAGCTGCTGCTGCCGGTATGGGGCAAGAATTTGTCATGAATACGCTTGGTGTTCGCGGCATGGACTTAGTCAAAACGTTGAAAAACTACAATGAAGCCAAAGAAAACAGCTCAAAAGTCAAAGGGATCGGATTAAATCCGGAAGAAATGTACAAAATGCAGCAAGAGCTCCGCATGCTTGAGATGCAGGCGGGACAGCTAAAACTTGTTTTTGGCAGCGTTTTTGTAGATTTGTTGGGTGACAATGTTGGCACGATTAGCAGCGAATTGGCTACTATGGCAAAGTATATGGCGGATAACCGGCAGGAAATAACATCTATGACGTCAGAAGTGCTTAAGCTTTTAGCGGCTTATGAAGCTGTTAAGGTTGCCGGTAAAATAGGAAATGGAATATCCGGCGTTTGGCAAGGGATCAGCACGAAATCAGAAATAAATGCAATAAATGAAGCGCAGGAAGCGGCTTTGACCGTCCAACAGGAACGAGCAATTACAAAACGTCAGGCGATGATTGATGCAGCGGCGAAAAAGGAAGAAGCCGCATATTATAAGACAGTACAGGCCATGGAAATGTCTGAAGCTGAAAAAACGGCTATTTTTAATGAATATTTGATTAAGCGGGAGCAGGCGTCGCTTGAATCGCAGGCGGCTATCCGTGCTAGCATGACAGAAATGTATTTGCAAGAATCAATTGCTGCTGAGGAGTCGGCTACGGCGCAGGCTGCAGCTATGAATACGGTCGCTGTAGCGGCAGAAGAAACAGCGGCAAGGGTTACGGCAGCAAATACTGCCGAAGCAGCGTCAACAGAAGAAGTCATAGCGGCTGAAACAGAAAAAGCCGCGGCTATTGTAGCCACAGGAACAGAAGCCGCTATAGCAGGAGAAAAAGCTGTTGCGGCAAATGGCTTGGCGACGGCTGCCGTTGCTGAAAATGCCCTGGCAAATGAGTCTTTAGCGATTGCGGAAACTGCGGTCGGAACCCAAGCGGTATTGACGGGAGAAAAAACGGTGGCATCGTGTGCGGTGGCCGAAACTGCGACGCGCGGGTTGGCCACGGCGGCGGTATTTCTAAAGAATCAATGGCTGCTCGTAGCCTTTGCTGTATATGAAGCTCTATCTGCGCTGCATAGTTACTATAGAGCAAAGGCCCAGGAAAAAGAATCCAACGATGGCGTGGATTATCAGGTCGATGGAAAACATTATGCTCTGAAAAATGGCGATTTTTATGTGGTTGAGGAAACTACGGATGTCCGCACGGACAAAGATGGTATGGATCATTCTTATACCTATCGTTCTGGGTTATCCTCTACAGCGGTAGAACGGGGCAGCGATATCCATTCGCAGCTGGAAGACCAATACAATAATGCCCATGCAAATGACGCGGATGTTATTGCGGCCAATAAAGCGGATGAAAGTGCAGCGGCCGCCAAGAAGCAGCAAGATGCGCTACTGGCAGCCTTACAGGAGAAGAAAAAAGACAAAAAAGAAAAACAAGAAAAAAGCTATGAAGTGCAAACGCCGGTCGGTCTTATTGCGTCAAATATAGCGGCATCGCATCCCGAAGGGGAACAGTGGATGGGCAATATTACCAATGATCCGGCTATTCAGTGCGATTCCTTCACAGCGAATGTATATAATGCTTCTGGCATCGGGAAAATCGGTGGCTACGATACCGCCAATAATGTCATAAATGATACGGCCTTTAGGGCGGCAGACGCATATCATCATGTAGGGGACGGCTATCAGCCACAGAACGGCGATATGGTAGATTTTACGGGTCATGTAGGTATCTATCAAGACGGAAATATTATAAGTCGTCAATCAAACGGTGGCGTTCATACGGCTAGTATGTTAGAAGCACAGGCGAACTTTGGGGCGGTAAAAGGGTATGGCTCTGTTGCCGAAGCTACAGGGAATATGACCATCACGCAGACTGTCGATGAAACCGGCAAAAAAATGGAAGCGGCTGCTGCTAATCTGGAAAAAGCCAAGGATGAAGCTTATAAGCTGTTTCAGACCATGAGTAATACCATTCTTGCGGAAAATGATACGGCATATCAGCAGGGCATGACAAAAATACATCAGGATGTGGCCCAGAAACAGCAAGAAATCAATAAACTGGCTGCTGCCGGGGTGGATGTCACTGTATTAACGCAAGAACTCGATATTTACAAAAAAACGCTGGATGATAAAGTCGTTAAAGCGTGGCATGATGCTTGGTTTAAAATCAAAGACGATACCAGAAAAGCTTTAGATGATATTTTAGGTGATTATGAAGATGAAGCCAAAATGCATTATGATGCCACGGTCCGGGCATTGGATGATGAAAGAAAAGCACGTTTAACGGCAATTTCTCAGTCGGCAGAAGATTACGCGGCACGTTTAGCTGTCGATAAATGGTATAATGCGCAGGTTTTAAAAGCCGCGGCTGACCGGGACCAGGCATTGACAGAAGCCCATAGCAAGATGATAAAGCAATGGGAAGATCAAGGCGACTATAATAAGATTTTGGCTAATCTGCAAAGGCATCCTGAACAGGAAAGGCAAGACGTAAATATAGAAGGTCAGAAAAAACTTGCAAGCGAAGTCGTAAAACTCTGGGATGCAGCGCATCAAAGTATTGATGCTAATGTTGCATCTGCCGCGGATAATTTGTATGGCAGCCTTACGACATCGATTGAAGGATTTATTTCAGGGACCAAATCAGCGATGGATATTGTGCATGATTTTGGCAATACAATAATGTCAGAAATTGAACGCATTGCAGCGCAGCAGCTGGCAGCGCAGTTTATTGGCGGGTTGCTAGGGAATTTTATTGGCAGTAAATCAAGCGGCATAAATAATGATGTTTTTGACAAGTATTTGCCGTCAACCAGCTTTAGCACGGGTGGCAGCGACTATAGCTTTACAAATCCTATAGAATCTATGGTATATCCATTTGCAAATGGCGGTATCGTTACGGCCCCGACGGTCGGGCTGATCGGTGAGGCGGGAAAAAATGAAGCGATTATTCCGCTAACAGATAACAACCTATCGGCGATTGGCGGGAAAAATGCTGGCGGGATTGTGGTCAATATAAACAACAAATCAGATGCTACACCACAAGTTGCCAGTACGAAATATGATTCTTCGATTAATAAAATGGTGCTCGATATTGTAATTGATGGCGCCAGCCGAAATGTCAGCGGATTTGGGACAAATCTGAAAACAGTTTTAAGCAAATGAGGTGATAGAAAATGCTATCTTTTCCCAAAATAGCAGAACCGAACATTGCCAGCGCTGACGGTTGTGGCGATTCTTACAAAATGAATATTACCGATAGCACAATCACCACAACCACAGACGCAAATTATAAGCATACGCGGCCGCGCACAACAAGGATGATCCGGGACTGGACCTATAGCTGGG